AACTTCAGCTTCCTGAACATCATTTTGCGGTTGATTAACCTGTTTGTCGTCTGACATTGTTTCTCCTATTGTTTATATTGTTGATGTATCACTACTTTTTAATTAAATCAATATGCCTGTCTTATTTGGGTCATATCCAAATAAGTCTATTATTTGTTTTTTGGAGATAGGCTCATTGTTTGATAAAGCTTTTTTAAGTAAATCTATGAGTTTTTCTTCTCCATCTTCTGTTAATAAGGCAGTATCTATATCGTATTCTTCTCCAAATTTATCAATATAAATACCTAATAATTCTTCTAAATCCATTATAATAAATTACTCCTTTCATATAATTCGCTAAATGTTCTTGTTGTTTGTGGTGCATAATAGTTCATAAGTTTTATGTATATCTCTTTATTGTCTGTATTTGATAATGCAGTAAAGTTAGCAAAAGCTTCTGTACTATGACCATAAGTAATTTTTCCATAGCCTTTTTTGATAGTTTCTGTTGCTAAAAATTTCTCATAATAACCTAATTTATGTCCAAAACCGATTGCGTTATTTGATATTGCTCCAACATAATCTGCAAACATTGGGTCAAAACCTCTACCAGCTTCTCTTGTAGAAGCTGTAAATGACTCTCCATTTTTTAACTTCAATTTTAGAGGTTTTCCATATCTTGAAACAACCAATTTATGTTTTATTGATGTAACAAAATCTATTGTTTCTGTTTTCATAGGGTCATAAGTAATACCTTTTTCTCTTAATAATATTCTTATTTCGTTTTTATCTAATGGAAATGATTTTTCTTTTATAATATCGTCAAGATATTTTGTTCTAATTGCTAATCTTTGGTCAAATGTTTTACCTTGTATTTTTATTGCTAAAGAGTTTAAGTCATCTGTATAATTTGTTAAGCCTACCTTAATATTATCTTTTAAATTTACTCTATCTGCCATTATTTCTATTTGTGCAGAATTACTTAACTGAACTACATTTTTACCTTTTCTTTCATCTACAACATCATCAAATAATGTTTTTCTTGTTCCACTTGTTGTCATAGACCCACCACCAGCAAATTTTGTAGTTTTTGGTTTTATATCTACAACCAATCTGTTAGGGTTAATGATGACTTTTTTTGCTATGTCTTTTTTGTCTAGCATAATGTTTCCAATATTGTGGTCAATCTTATGTCCAAATTCATGTGCATATATTCGTCTTGCTCTTAAATTATTTTCTATATTAAAATCACTTAAATTTATTTCGTCTGTTGTAGGTCTATAAAAAGCATTATCTCCTCTTAACTTTCCCATCTTAGGAGATTTAGGTATCTTGCTAATAGTTCTAGTAAAGCTTGTTGCAACTGTACCAAATGCTAATGGTAAATATTTTCTTTCTTCATCTGATATATTTCCAAATATTGAAGTTGTTGGTTTTGTATCTTGTTTAGAATCTTTCAAAAGTGTAGATGAATCTTCTCCATCATCCTCGTACCAATCAGGATTAACATAACTAAACTGATGTCTGCAATTATATCCACCTCTGACTACCATTGGATTACCACTTTTTTTACCTGACCAACTTCTACTTGCCCAAATGTCTTGTATCTCTGCTATTGTAAATAAACCATTCTTTCTTTTATTAAGACTCCCACTTACCATTCTTCTACATAAATCTCTTGTTGTTGGTATTACATCTCCATAGTATTTAACAAATGTAAGTCCAGCATCTTTTGATTTATTAAAGTTTAATGTAGCATCAAAGTCTCTCAAAGAATCATTAAGTATTTGACCAGCATATCTTTTCATATTCTCGCCTGTTCTAGTTCTTGCATATTTACTTTGTAATTGTTTGATAGCTGAATCTACTCTCCCTTTTAATCTTGGATTATCTCTGTTTCTTTTTACATAACTAACTAATCTATTTACTGCTGGGTCTCTTGAACTTGCATAAATACCATTAATAGATTCTCTTAGTTCTTTTTCTAATACTGTAAATTCAGTTCCAACTAATGTGTTTTGATATACTTTATCTGATAGTATTCTTGTAAAATTGTTTGATACATCTTTAAACTGTGTGTAATATTGTTGCTTTAAATTTTTAACTAAAGCTAAATCTCCCTTAGTAAGTTCTTGAAATTCAGGTGGTATCAATCCTATTGTTTTAAATTGTCTTTCAACTCTTTTAGCTTGTTCTCCAAAACCTTTTCTAACTACTCTATCTGCAAATGGTAAATATTCTTTATCAAGTATTGCTTTTATCTTTGGTCTTATTGCTACTGCACTTTGTAATTCAATAAGCTTACCAGCTTGTCTTGGTAAATTAGTATCAGCTAATGCTACTATCTCATCTTCTATCTTATCTAATGTTTTTGTTAATTGTTCGTAAAATTCAACTTCGGCTTTTTCAATACCTTTGATTCTGTAATTTGTTAAATCTTTTACTATATCTGACATTCATTAAACTTCTTCTTCTTCTACTGTTTCTTGTTGTACCTCGTCTTGTGTAAATTGACCAACTTCTGAAGCTGAGTCTATTTCATCAAATATCTCATTTAGTTTTTCGTTGTCATCTACTACTGCTCTTGCAATTTCTTTATCTACCTCTTTCATAAATGTAGGAGAGCCAATACTTAATGACTTAGCTTGTTGATAGTAAATTAAATCAGTAGCATAATCTCTAATGTTAAATGAATCAGGATAATTTATTTCTCCATCAAATGTAGCATTTTGAAATAGTGCATATAATCTAAATATTTGTTCTTCTGCTATTTGTAGATTGTCTGCTTTTTCTGATAGTCTTGCATTTAGTAATTCAAATTCTGTTTGTAAAGCTATTCCTGAAGATACTGCTTGTTTAGATGTTCTTACTGCTCCTGTATGTGCTATTCTATTAATAGCATTTACTTTGTTTGATATTGATTCCATTATAGCCTGTAAGTTTTGCCCTGATGGTTGAAGAAGATATGGTTTTAAATTAGGCTCTAATTCTTCAGGCATTTCTATTACAGCACCAGCACCAGCACTAGCATTAACCGATGGAGTCTTAACTAAACTAGGATGATTTGTTAATCTAATAAGTTGTTCTACTTCTGACAACTCATTGTAGATAGCTTTCTGCAAATCAGCTATGTCAGTTAGGTCTGATTGACCAATCCCTTTTTTGTGCGATTTGGAATTGTATAAGATAACTGCTGGTATCTTGCCAATCAGATTATCGGCAGTATCTATTACTGTCGGCTCGTCTCTGTCTGACTTTGCATAAACAGTTTCAATCCGATCAAGATACCATAATCTAAAGTAAGTACCGCCATCCTTATCTACTTCTTCTCTTACTTTCAGATAATCTAATGTGTATTTTCCATTTATTTCTCTTTTGAAATTCCAATCTAAAACATTCTCAGGTGTTAATATTGATATGTAAGGTCTTATGTTTTGATCTAGTTCTTCTGCTCTAGTGTTTGTTGTTACCTTTGGTTTATCTAAAACAACAAAACAATGACCATAAATAGAAGCATAGTTTTGAGCCTGTTTCATTACAGAGTCAAAATGGTTTCCATCTAAGTCAGAGTCTTTTAAGAATGATTCTAAACTAGGCTCATCAACCATAGCACCAAAATCTCTTGATGCTTTTACTCTAAATAAAAATGATGAGTAAATTTGTATGATGTTTTTACAATGGTTATCACATGGAGTATTAGCAAGTCTTTGATTAAACTCGTTGTCTAATTCTAAATTGTATCTGTTAAGATATTGACCTAGTGTATAATCATAACCACCATTAAATGATCTTATAAAATATTCCCACCGATTAACATTTTCTTTATAATCTTTGTGTGTTTCAAATGCTTCGTCTCGTGAATATGCCATAGTCTATTTCATTGTCCATCTTGTTGGTCTTGAACTTGGCATCTGAACTACTAAAGGTTTTATATAATCAATCATGTAACCTAGAGCATCGTTCATATGGTCAAATCCATCTTCTTTATCAGGAATATTTGTATCTTCCTTGTATGTTTGTCTTTGTAATCCTTTTATCAATGTTTTGCAAGATTTGGAAACAAAAATATGTCTGTTTCCATTAGTATCTTTGAGTTTAGAATTAACTGCATTGATTCTATCTCTTACTGCTGGATGTTTATGTTTAACTTTTACATTAAACCCACCATTCTGTAAAATTGATAAATCAGTTCTCCCACCAGCACTTGTTTTTCTTTGTCTTGATGCTGGGTCAGGATATATGAATATTGGTATCTTAGTTCCATATCTATCTCTTATCTCTTGCACCATTTCGTCAGTATTACTTGAATAAATCACTACTTCATCAACAATATAAATCTTTTCTTTTTCTATTTGAGCAACACAAGCACTCATTGGGTCAACATTAAAGTCCATTCCTATATGAAAAGGTTTTTTATAATCTATTGATTTTGCAACAACAGACTCAATAGGATGAAAGTTATAGTAAATAGCACCAGCATAATTTTCAAATGTACCCTCAAACTCTTGTCTAAATGTTCTTTGATCTAAGTCTTGTTTTGCTTGTTCTATTTCTTTTTTTGTAACCATACCACCATCTAAAGTAGTAAATTGAAAGCTATCCCACTCAGGGTCTTGCTTACCTTTTAGATACATTTCATAAGTCCAATTACCATAGCCTTTAGGAGTTCCACACATTAAAACATGACCTAACGTATCTGATACTGATGCTCTTAATACCTCAAACCAAGTCCTTTTATCAATATCACTAAACTCATCTAATATTAAAAAGTTTAAACCTGTACCTCTTAAAGAGTCAGGAGCATCACTTGATTTTAAGCTTATTGTACTATTTGATTTTCTAATAACTATTGTGAGTGTTGTTTCGTTAATATCTTCTATCCAATTAAACTGATTAAGAACTTCTTTTAAGCTAGACCAACAAATATCTTTAGCCATTTTAAGAGTTGGTGCTACATACCATATCTTTTGATTAGGTTTTGATGCGTATTTCATCATCTCAGTTATAGCAAGATATGTCTTACCAAATCTTCTACCTGATATAAGAACTCTAAATCTTTTATTAGATTGACTTACTTTATGTTGACTTTTTGTTAGAGATATTTTCACTACAACCAAATTTTATATAGATATTATATTTATTAACTTCTTCCCTACCTATTTCAACTATTTTATCATAAGATTTTGTATAACCATCAAGCATACAAGTATAACCATCTTCATAGGTTTGATTAAGTGTAAAAGGTGGCATACATTGAGTTTTACCTTCCACAAACGCACACATGATTATCGTCAGAACATACTCCATTTACTTTTTCCTTTTGTATTTTCGGTGCGTTTGAACTCTCCAAGTCCAATGGAATATTGCCCTTGTTATCTTCTCTATTTTTTTTAACACCCAATCTATCATTATTAAATCTCACTTCGTTTTCAAATGTCCTATCTTCGTCAATCATATTAATTTGTATAATCTCCATATTTATCTTTAACAATTTTAACGACTCTCATTTTGTCGCTATACTCATCCTTTTCAATAATAGCATCTACTTCTCCACAGGCCATTCTAACATTTTCTGGATTAACTGATCTTTCAACTGTTCTTTTTGCTTTTAAACAACTACTCATTTTTTGATCTTGAATATAAGTGTGTTCTATAATTCCACCTTGATAGAACATACATAATACTATTACTCCACTAATGACTGTTTCCATTTTTCCTCACTTTGTCTTTTAATTTTTCTATTTCTTCTAATATTTTATCTACATCTTTTTGCAACCTTGAAATATTAACTGCATTATGGCGACTTTCCTTAATTTCTTCTTGTATATCTTCGACATCAGTTAGAATTGACTCGATTAACAAAAATTGTTCACTATCTGCTGGAAGCGACCCTAATTCTCCACGAGGCCACTTTATAGAAAACTCAACTGCACTCTCTAAATCTTTTTTAATTAAATGGTTGTCTGTTTCTAAAGTGTTAATTCTTTCTACAATACCAAAATAAGCCCACACAGAAATTGCAACTGCAATAATTATCGAGATTAAATTCTTAATACTTAAATCAATTCCTGAGTCCTCTCGAATCTTAGTTGCTTTCATTACACTTCTTCTTTCCCCACTTCCAAGTTTGAGTTATAGATTTCTTTTCTTGCATCTTATCGTTCTTGCTATCTGTTTCTGTAACTCCTATTTCAACTGTTGTTTTATCAGGGCATACAGTATTACATCCAGATAATCCTAATCCTAGTAATACAAAAAATAATAATGTTATAAACCATTTATCATTGAACATTTAACTTCTTCTTTTTCTTCTTTTTCTTTTTCTTTTTCTTATTTGTATCAAGTGTGTTCCAGACCGCTTCTTCCATATCCTTTTCTACTTTAGATACTTTTTCTTTTAATACTGCTACATCTGATTTTAAACCAACTGTCGTTGATAGACTCCAACCTGATAGTGCTATTAAGATAGCCAGAAGTGCAGTAATAATTTTATCATTCATTATTGCCAACTCCTAATGGCCCAATAAGCTGGGCTTAAATTCTTTTGTCCCTTTACCTTAGCAAGTATTGGTCTAAATCTTGCCATAAATGATCTTTTTCTAGCTGGTATATTTT